ATTACAAGAACAACCAGGCAATAAAGCATTATGGACATCTCTAGGTCGTGCATGTCATGAAATGGATATGTTTGATGATGCTATTAAATACTTCTTAAAGTCAGCAGAATTGGACCCTAGCTATGCACTAGCCTATGCTAACGCTTCTGCTTCACTAGTTCAGATGTCAAGATGGGATGATGCAGAGAAGTCTGCAAAGATGGCTCTAGAATGTGACCCTAAAGAATTAAACGCACAATTAAACCTAGCTCATAGTTATTTAGCTAAAGGACAATGGGTAGAAGGTTGGGCAGAATGGAACAAGTCACTAGGTGGTAAGTTCCGTAAAGAATTATCTTATGGTGACGAGTCACGATGGGATGGCTCACCGGACAAGACATTAGTTATATATGGCGAACAAGGTTTAGGTGATGAGATATTCTACGCATCATGTATATCAGACGCTATAAACATTAGTAAACAAGTCTACATAGACTGTGACGAAAGATTAGAAACATTATTTAAGCGTAGTTTCCCTAAAGCAATTGTTCATGGAACACGCAAAGCAAAAGAAGTGGAGTGGGCAAATGACATTACAATTGATGCAAGATGTCCTATTGGTGGGTTACCTCAGTTTTTCAGACCAACGAGCAAATCTTTTCCTGGGACTCCTTTTCTAGTACCTGATACAGATAAGGTTGAAATGTGGAAAGCCATGTTTAAACCATGGGGTAAAACTGTAATAGGTATCACTACTAAAGGCGGTACATTTAGAACTAACTCTAAAGGTAGACAGCTTACAGAAGAAGACTTACAGCCACTATTAAGACGCAAAGATATACAGTTAGTTAGCTTAGATTATAGCGTAGAAAGCAAAATTGAAGGTATTAAGTACCTAGAATTAGCATCTGACGCAAAAGATTATGACGATACAGCAGCTCTTATAGCAGCTTGTGATATGGTTTTAGGGGTTAATACTACAGCTTTACATTGTAGTGCTGCTATGGGCGTTAAAACATGGTGCTTAGTACCTAAATATCACCAATGGAGATATGCTCAACCAAGTATGCCTTGGTATAGACACATGAGACTCATTTATCAAGACGATAGAACATGGAAAGAAGTCATTGAGCAACTTAATATCTAAAGAATACAGAGAAATGCAGACAAAACTGCATGAGAATCCTGAATATGGGATAGCAAGTACGTTCTTTGCACCTATTGTTGATGATGTTATACAAAGTTTTGGTATTACAAGTTTATTAGACTACGGTGCAGGTAAATGTAGACTAAAAGATAGCATTAAGTCAGAAGTAACTTACACTCCGTATGAACCTAGTAACCCATTATGGAGTCAAACACCAGAGCCAAATGAATTTGTAACATGTATAGACGTTCTTGAACACATAGAACCTGAGTTACTAGATAACGTACTAGATGATTTAAAAAGAGTAGTAGATAAATACGGACTATTTACAATACATACTGGTCCGGCAATGAAAATCTTACCAGACGGTAGAAACGCACATCTTATACAACAACCTTTAGAGTGGTGGAATAAACATCTCAGCACTCGCTTTACTATTGCTAAACAAGTAAAGATAGATAATGGTTGTATCGTATTAGTTAAAAAACAATAAGGATTACGAATGGCATTTACAAACTATACTAGCTTTGTATCAACGGTAGAAAGCTATCTAGCTAGAACAGACTTAACAACTGTTATCCCTGACTTTGTTCAGATGGCACAGTTAAGAATGAGTCGTGACTTAAGAACAGAAGCTATGTTAAAGGTTGCAACTACTACACCTTCTGATAATAAAGTAGCGTTCCCTAGTGACTTCTTAGAGTTAAGAGAGATGCACTTTCAAGGTAACCCACCTATTATCTTAGAGTTTCAATCACCTGACTTGTTTTTCCGTAATGGTCAAACATCATTATCAGGTCGTTCACATTACTTTACAATGTTAGGTACAGAGTTTCAATTTGCACCAAGTCAAAACTCTGATTACACTATTCAAATTTTATATTATGCTCAACCTACATTTATCTCTACTACAACATCTAGTAACTTGTATTTAGCATACTACCCAGACGCTTTACTTTACGCAACTCTAGCAGAAGCAGAACCGTATCTTATGAATGACCCAAGAGTAGCAACATGGTCAGCTTTATATGATAGAGCCATTGCTAATATCAAGAAAAGCGATTTGGGACAAACATACGCATACACAACATTAAACGTAACACCAAGATAAAGGAAAAACATCATGGCAGAAATCAGTAATTTTTTAGAGAACGCAATTATCAACGCTACTCTACGCAATACAACATATACATCAGTCGCAACAGTATATGTATCACTATGGACAACTGACCCTACAGATGCAGGTAGTGGTACAGAAGTATCCGGTGGTTCATACGCTAGAACAGCAGTAACATTTGCCGCACCATCTAATGGTGTAACTACAAACTCTGCTGACGTTACATTCCCAACAGCAACAGGCTCATGGGGAACTGTAGGATGGATTGGTATTAATGATGCTTTAACCACAGGCAACTTACTTTATCATACAGCACTAGATGCTTCTAAATCCATTTCATCTGGCGATATATTTAAAATTACCACAGGTAATCTTTCAGTTACATTAGCTTAAGGATAAAAAATGGCTCTAGTCTTAAAAGATAGAGTTCAAGAAACTACTACCACTACAGGCACAGGCACAGTTACATTAGATGGTGCTGTATCTGGGTTTCAGTCATTTTCTGCTATCGGTAATAGCAATACTTGTTACTATGCTATTGTAGGTGGAACTGAATGGGAAGTAGGTCTAGGAACTTATACATCATCAGGCACTACTTTATCTAGAGATACGATACTAGAGTCTAGCAATGGTGGAACTGCTGTAACCTTTAGTGCAGGTACAAAGAATGTATTTGTAACATATCCTGCTGAAAAAGGTATTTATTTAGATGCTAGTGGCAATGCTATTGCTTTAGGCACTCCAGCTTCTGCAACACTTACAAACGCTACTGGCTTACCAATATCTACAGGTGTTTCTGGTTTAGGTACAGGAATTGCTACATTTCTTGCTACACCTTCAAGTGCTAATTTAGCTACTGCAATTACAGACGAAACAGGTTCAGGTTTGTTAGTATTTGCAACATCACCAACACTAACAACACCAGTCATTTCAAGCATTACAAATACTGGTACTTTAACATTACCAACATCTACTGATACATTAGTAGGTCGTGCCACTACAGATACGCTTACTAATAAACGAGTAACACCTAGAGTATCTACAACAACATCTAGTGCAACTCCTACAATTAACACAGATAACGTAGACCAATTTGGTTTAACTGCACAAACTGTAGATATTACATCATTTACTACAAACTTATCTGGTACTCCTACTAATGGTCAAAAACTATGGATTTACATTGTAGGCACAGCAGCAAGAGCAATTACATGGGGTGCATCATTTGAAACATCTACAGTAGCACTTCCAACAACAACAGTAACAACTAATCGTTTGGATGTAGGTTTTGTATGGAACGCTGCAACATCTAAATGGCGTTGTGTGGCAACAGCATAATATGACTACTTGCGTTGTTTACGATAGCGTAACTAATAAGCCTATCAACATTATCATAGCTGAATTAACTGACATTGCTCCAGAAGGTTGCTATTTAGGTGAATTACCTACTAATACTATTTGGACTGGTTCTGAATTAATTGTACAAGAAATTGTCACGCCTACAGAAGAAATAATAGAAGAATCTATAGAAGAATTTGTGCAGGAAGTAGACAATGGCAGCTAGATACTGGGTAGGTGGCACAGGCACATGGGACAATACTGCTGGCACTAAATGGGCATTAACATCTGGTGGCACTGGTGGTCAAGCAGTTCCTACAACTGCCGATGATGTATTCTTTGATGCTAATTCTGGTGCTAATACTATTACTATTGGTATTACTGCTCCATCATCTACATTTACTACAACTGGATTTACAGGCACTATTGCATTTGGCACTAATAAAATACAAGTTGCATCTACTGCAACAGCCACAGTATTTACTGGAGCTACCACATATTCAGTTACAGGAACTCCACTTATAGAATTAACTGGTGCTGCCACAACAGGCACTAGAACAGTAACTACAGGAACTGTTACAGAAGCCAATTCTATATCGTTTAGCGTAACTGCTGGAACAGGTGGTTCAGTTGCTATATCTACTGTAGTAAGAAGCCTTGACTTTACAGGCTTTAGTGGAACATTAACTAACTCTAATAGAACAATTTATGGCGATGTAACACTATCTACTGGCATGACATTAACTGCTGGTAGTACACAAACATGGCGTGCCACTTCTGGTACTAAAACAATTACATCTAATAGTAAAACATGGGATACCTCACATACATTTAATGGTGTGGGTGGAACATGGCAATTAGTAGACGCATTAACATCTGGTGCAAGTAGAACATTTACACTTACCAATGGAACATTTAATGCTAATAATCAGAATGTAACTATAGGTACTTTTGCAAGTAGTAATTCAAATACTAGAACTCTTACAATGGGTTCAGGCACTTGGACATTATCAAGCACTGGAACTGTGTGGGATACTGCTACAACTACAGGTCTTACTTTAAATGCTAATACATCAACCATAGCATTTTCTGATACAACTACAACTGCGAAAACATTTGCTGGTGGAGGTCTTACTTATAACAATTTATCTATAAGTCCAGCTACAGGTATTGCTGATTACACTATTACTGGTGCAAATACTTTTAATCAAATATCAAGTTCTAAAACTGTTGCTTATTCTATTACTTTACCAGCAGCAACGACTACAACAGTTACAACTTGGGCAGCAGATGGTTCATCTGGTAACTTATTAACCTTAGACTCTAGC